GTGGACTATACGAACCCGGAGGTCCTAGAATGTTGCAACCCCGGCTGGGGACGCAGTATCCGCCCTCAAGAGATGATCAACGATGCGGCTCAGGCCAGGGATGATCCACAGCTTCGGACAGAGTTTTTGCAAAAGTCCCTGAATGTGTTCACCGCGGCCTTGAACGCCTGGTTTGACATTGAGGAGTTCCGCCGTAGCGATCGAAAGTATGACTGGAGCATGGATGAGTTGAGGCGGCTTCCCATCCGCTGGTATGGGGGTACGGACCTGTCTAAGCTCCATGACCTGACCGCAGCCTGCCTCTTTGGTCATTACAAGGGGGTGGACATCATCATCCCGCACTGCTGGTTCCCAAGGGCTGCGGCCGCCGTCAAAGCCCATGAAGACCAGATCCCCCTGTTTGGCTGGGAGGACGATGGATGGCTGGATCTGTGCAACGACAATGTGCTCAACCACGGCGACGTGGTGCGGTGGTACAAGGAACGCCGGTCGGATGGTTTCCGGCTGCGCAGGATCGGGCACGACCGGAAGTTCTGTCGGGAGTATTACCTGGAGATGAAGAAGGAGCGATTCCCTATCAAGGATCAGCCCCAGCTGTTTACACGAAAAAGCGAGGGCTTTCGTTATTTGGAGGCCAGCGCCAAGCGTGGGACCCTCTATTACTGCCACGCCGAACCCTTTGAATACTGCGTGCAGAATGTCCGGGGCATTGAAAAGGCTGACGATATGGTGATGTATGAGAAGCTGGCACCGAACCTCCGGATTGATGTGTTTGACTGTGCGGTGTTTGCAGCCTGCACCTATTTGGAGGATCTGGACGGCCGCAGCCGGGGAAGCGGCTGGTTCGAGGAAGAAACGAAGGAAGGTGATCCCCAGTGAATCAACTTACACCGACCCGTCGGGCGGCCCGCAGGCCCCCGAGGCTGCGGACGGATCTGAGTCAGAGCCTGGCGGCGTGCCTGCTGTCCTCAGACGCATGGGAGAGCATCCAGACCAACGGATACGCCTCCCTGGCGGACAGCCCGGACGTGGCGGCGGCAGTCGGGGCCATTGCCGATGTGATCAGCTCAGCCCCCATTTATCTGATGCGCAACACGCCGGAGGGGGATGTGAGAGAACGGAGCGAGCTGAGCCGCTTCATGGACATCAAACCGTACTCTCTTGGGACGCGGAAAAGCTTTATCAGCTGGATCGTGCAGACCATGCTGACCATCGGGGATGGAAACGCTTTTGTTCTCCCTCTGACCCAGGACGGCTATCTGGCCGACCTGGTGCCTATGCCGGGAGCCTTTCCCGTAGATGACGGAGCGGGCGGCTATACGGTCCAGTGGCAGGGACAGGCATTTCGCCCGGATCAGGTACTCCATTTTATCCTCCGGCCTGAGCTCCGGCGCCCATGGATGGGCCGCGGCGTGCGGCTCCAGCTGAGTGACGTGCTCAAAAATCTGAGGCAGTCGGCCAGCACCACCAACGCATTTTTGGCCAACAACTGGAAGCCGTCTGTGATCGTCAAGGTGGACGCCATCTCCGATGAGTTTTCCTCCCCTGCGGGGCGGCAGAGGCTGGTGGATGAGTACATCAAGGGCCAGCGGGCCGGAGACCCATGGGTCATCCCAGCGGACCTTATGGATGTGGTCCAGGTCAAGCCCCTGAGTCTGGCTGATCTGGCCATCAGCGACAATGTGGAGCTGGACAAGCGGGCTGTGGCTGCTGCCATTGGAACTCCGCCGTTTCTGATCGGCGTGGGGGAGTATGACCAGGATGCCTACAACAACTTTATACGTAAGACTGTGATTCCCATTGCTACGGCCATTCAGCAGGAACTGACCCGAAAGCTGCTTTTGTCTCCGGATCTGTACTTCAAATTCAGTTCCCGCAAGCTGTATGCCTACTCCCTGACAGAGTTGGCCAAGGTGGGGGACGATCAGTTTATTCGGGGGATCATGTCGGGAAACGAGGTCCGGGACTGGCTGGACCTGAGTCCGGTCAAGGGTCTGGACGAGCGGGTGATCCTGGAGAACTACATCCCAGCCGGTATGATCGGCGACCAGAAAAAGCTGAAGGAGGACTGAAATGTCGAACGAACGGAAGCGGCGGCAGACCAGAAGCTTACCCCAGCGCTTTGAGACCCGGGAGGCGGAGGGCGGCGCGCTGTACATCGAGGGCTATTTTGCAGTCTTTGACTCCCCATACGAGTTGTGGGAGGGAGCTGTGGAGATTGTCAAGCCGGGGGCCTTTGCCGGATGTCTGAGCCAGGATGTGAGGGCCCTGATCAACCATGACACGACCCTGGTGCTTGGCCGGACCAAGTCCGGGACGCTGTCCCTCAAGGAGGACAGCCGGGGCCTGTGGGGAAGCATCCAAATCAACCGAGACGACGTTGACGCCATGAACCTTTACGCCCGCGTCCAGCGGGGTGACGTTGACCAGTGCTCGTTTGGTTTTGAGATCAAGCGTGAGACCTTTGTGGATCTTGGCGGCGGCGCCTGCCGCTGGGAGATCGAGGAGGTGGACCCGCTGTATGAGGTGACCGTCTGCACCTTCCCGGCCTATGAGGCCACGGGGGTCAGCGCCCGAAAGCAGCAGCTTGAGGAGATCCAGCACCGGCAGGCCCAGGCCTGGCGGGAAACCATGAAACAGAGATTAGGAGGAACATGATATGGCATTGAGAGTTTTGCTCCTGCGGAAAAAGCTGACCGACCAGCAGACGGCCCTCCGGGCCCTGGAACAGGCCGCGGAAGGGTTTTCCGCCCGGGAGGAGGAGCTGGCCGCCGACATTGAGGCGGCACAGACCGAGGAAGAACGCTCTGTTGTGGAGGACGCAGTGAACGCCTTTGAGGAGGAGCGGGCACAGAACACCAGGGAACAGAATGAGCTCCGGAGCGCCATTGGCGCGCTGGAGGAGGAGATCCGTACGGCGGAGGATGCCGCTAAGCAGGCCCGCCAGGGGAAGCCTGGCGGAGAGAGAAGAAAGGATGTGACCCACATGGAGACTAATGAGACCCGAACCCGCTTTTTCGGCCTGACGATCCAGCAGAGAGACACCTTCCTCGCCCGGGAGGACGTAAGCGGGTTCCTCTCCCGGCTGCGGGAGATGCGGGGCCAGACCCGCAGCGTGAGCGGAGCGGAGTTGGGGATCCCCACAGTGATGCTTGACCTGCTGCGGGAGAATATCGGCCGTTACTCCAAGCTGATCGGCCGGGTGCGCTTCCGTCCGCTGAAGGGCGAGGCCAGACAGAATATCGCCGGCACTGTGCCCGCCGCAGTGTGGACGGAGGCTGTGGACAGCCTCAATGAGCTGGAGCTCAGCTTCACGCAGGTCGAGATGGACGGCTACAAGGTAGGCGGCTACCTGGCAATCCCCAACAGCACTCTGGAGGACGACGACAATCTTGCGCTGGCCAGCGACGTCATGGACATGATGGGCCAGGCCCTTGGCAAGGGAATCGACTGGGCCATTGTGTTCGGAACTGGCTCCAAGATGCCGGTGGGCTATATGACCCGCCTGGCGGTCCAGGAGGCTCCTGCGTGGTGGGGCAAGAACCAGGGGGCCTTTACCGACCTTCACACCAGCAATATCATCAAGCTGGATGCATCTGCCTCCAGCGGGGTGGAGTTCTTCCAGAAGCTGATCGCGGCCCTGGCGGTGGCGGACCCCACCTATTCCCAGAGCGGAGAGCCCACCTGGGTGATGAACCGAAAGACCCACATGGATGTCCTGGCAAAGGCTATGGCCTTTAACGCATCCGGCGCACTGGTGGCCGGGATGCAGAACACCATGCCGGTGATCGGCGGCCTCATCGTGGAGCTCCCAGGCCTGCCTGATTATCAGATCTCCGGTGGCTATTTGGATGTCTACTCCCTGGTGGAGCGGGCCGGAGCGAACATTCGGAGCAGCGACATCCCGCTGATGATCCAGGACCAGACTCTGTTTACCGCGACCCAGCGCATGGACGGTAAACCCGCCGTAGGCGAAGCATTTGTGGCGGTGAGCTACGACAATCAGGCAGTGATCACGGACCACGATTTTGCCCCTGACTATGCCAACAGCAAGCTGGGAACTCTGACCGTTGTCTCTGCTGCCGGCTCCGGTAAGGGCAAGACCAAGTTGACAGTGACCGGCGCGGCGTCTGGCTCTGTGCTGAAGGTCAAGACCGGCGCCCAGCCCACCTTGGTGAAGCCCGGCCAGACACCTGGGAGCACCTGGGCGGCCTACAAATCCGGGACGGACCTGACGGCGGCCACCGGCTCCTATGCTACGGTCGTGGAACTGGATGCGGCCGGAAAGGTGGTCAAGGCCGGCTCTGTGGTCGTGGCCAGCGCACCCTGATCGAGAGGAGGCAGCGGCCATGGCGGAGCTGAACAAGCTGACCCTGCTCAAGGCAAACCTGAATATGCTCAATCCGCCGGCCGAGCGTGTGGCCATGCTGGAGCAGATCCTGGAGGCTGCGGCCTCCAGGATCGCCCAGCGTGGGATCACGCTGGAGGACACGCCGGGGGATGTGCAGCTCCAGGTGGAGTATGCCGCGTGGATGTATAAGCGCCGGACACTCCAGGCTGGGGCGCAGCTGCCGGAATTTCTCCGGCTGGACCTCAATGACCGGCTGGCACACGAGAAAATGAGGGCCAGAGATGCGTGAGTATACCTTTGACGAAATCGTGGTCCTGATTACGGTGGATGAAGCAACAGGCGAGGAGGCGCGCAGCCGCAGCTATGCCTCCATTGCGTCGGTCCGGGGAAATGAGACCTATCAGGCAATGACCGTGGGCCTCAAGCCGGAGTTGATGATTGTGCTGCCGGACTGGCACACCGATTACCACGGCGAGCAGCAGGTGGAGTATGGGGGCAATCCATATCGGGTGCTGCGGGCCTATCAGACGGAGGACGGAAGAGCGGAATTGACGGTTTACCGGCTCCGGCCCGGCGTATCTGAGGTGAACAGTTTTTTGTAAGGAGGGATACCTATGTCCCTGGATGAGATCATCAAGGAAGCAATCAAGCCTCTGGTCCCGGTGTGTGTGATCGATGTATACGGCGGACAGGCGGAGGAGTTCTGCGTCTATACCTACACGGAGGAGCCCGTGTACTATGGGGATAATGAGCCGGACTCCATCCGATACCATGTGCAGCTGCACTGGATTTTCCCCTGGCGGCCGGGGATCACCGCCACGCCCGAGGTCAAGGCCAAGAAAAAGCAGATCAAGCGGGCGCTGGTCGCTGCGGGCCTGGACTATCCTACGGTCAGTTCTGCCGGGGATGACCACTGGGCGGAGCTGGTGTTTGAGACGGAGTACCTGGATGGCGACGTTTAATGCCACGGGAATCGAGGGTCTGGACCTCTCCCTGGAGGAATTTGCCGCCATCCCTGACAACGTGGTGGAGGAGATGCTTGACGCCGCCGGACAGGTGGTGGTCCGCCACCACAAGGCGCAGATCCGGGCTCAGGGCCTGGTCCACAGCGGGAAGCTGGCCGGAAGCATTGAGGCCCATAAAAAGGCCGGAAGCGCCAGAAATGATTATCAGCGGTATGTGCTGGTGTATCCCACCGGCCGCCACCACATCTATCAGAGCCGTGGGGTGACCCGGCAATATAAGCGCTCTAAGCACGGGAGGACCTATACCAAGGGGGGGAGCGCCAAGGTGGTGACCAACGCCGAGGTCGGGTTCGTCCAGGCGTATGGTGCGCCCAGACGAAAATATCTGGCCCGGGATTGGATGAACAAGGCCAACCAGGTAGCTGCCCCGGAGGTGGAGCAGGCAGAGCTTGCTGTCTATGACCGCTGGCTGAAATCATTGAATCTGTAAGGAGGCTAACATGGCAAAGTATGGTGCGAAATATCTGAGATGGGCCCCGTTTGCGGAGACCGAGCCGGACGCGGATGCCGCTGCGTTCCCCAAGTACGGGGATCCCATTTCTCTGGGGTCGCTGGTCAAGGTGACCGACTCCCCCAGCTTCAACGAAGCGAAAGCCTTTGGAGACAATGCTCTGGAGGAGCACGTCAACGAGTTTAAGGAGTGTGGCGTAGCGGTGGAGGTGACGGAGCTGGCCAACAGTGTGGCTAGCGCGGTGCTGGGGGCCAAGATCGAATCCGAGGGCGGGAAGGATCTGGTCTTTTCCACGGAGGACAACGCCCCCTATGGCGGTCTTGGCTTCTACATCAACAAGATGGTCAAAGGAGTCAAATCGTACCACGGGATCTACTATCCCAAGGCTAAGGCGGCCATGCAGGGCACGGAGTATGCAACCAAGGGCGACTCCATTACCCTGACGGGCGGCGCGCTGAATTTCACAGCGGCCGCACCAGCGAACGGGAAGTGGAAGGTGGAGTCTGATGACTTCCCCACAGAGAAAGCGGCTAAGGACTGGGTGGACAAGAAGATCGCAAAGGCGTCCCCCTGACGGACGAGGGGGCGGGGAGACCCGCCCCCAACAGAAAGGAAGCCCATGAATACAGTTGATTTTATATGGAATGGACAGACGCTGCACCTGCTGCTCAACGGTGCGGCGCTCTTTGATATTTTTGACCGCTATGGATCCGACGCCGAGATCCTGGAACTGATCGCCGGCAGCGGGCGGAAGGACCTGGAGGCTACCTGCTGGATCCTGGCAAAGCTGGCGGAGCAGGGAGAGCTGGCCAGGAGGTATCTGGGGTATGACCGGGAGAAGCCGCCTCAGGCTGGCCGCCTGATGGCCCTCATGGCCCCCATGGAGATCCCACGCGCACGGCTGGCCATTACACAGACGGTGCGGCAGGGCTTTGGGATGCGCCACGGAGAGGCGGAGGAGTACACCGATCTGGGCCTCCAGGAGCTGCAAAAAAAAACGGCATTGAGACAGACCGTGTCCAGTATTTTCAGACGGTTACGCAGTTTCTTCGCCTGCCGCCCCGGGCGGTGCTAATCCTGACGCCGGGAGAAACGGCAGATCTGGTCAACCTGGAGATCAAGCGGCGCGGGCTGAAACGGAAGGAGGACTGACCTGTGGCGGTACGAACGATCTCCACTGCAATCAAGCTGGAGGGAGAACAGGAATTTAAGCGGCAGATGGGATTGGTCAACTCTGAGCTGAAGAACCTGAAATCAGAAATGTCCCTGGTGACAGCGGAGTTTTCCGGGCAGGCCAACACTGTGGATGCTCTGAGCGCAAAGAACCGGGTCCTCCGCCAGCAGTATGACCAGCAGGCGGAAAAGGTAAAGGCGCTGGAGAAGGCGGTCAGGGAGGCGTCTGAGACCTACGGGGACGCCGATAAGCGGACAGACGAGTATAAGCGCCAGCTGAACTATGCAAAGACCGCGCTGCTCAACCTAAACGGCGAACTGCAAAAAAACGAGCGGTATTTGGACGAAGCCAAGCGAAGCGCAGACAAGGCGGCCTCCTCCATCGACGAGTACGGTCGCGAGGTCAAGCAGGCAGCCCAGGAGAGCGATGACGCGGACTTTGTATCCCCGTTCCAGGGGTTGGACAATGTGGTGGGGAAACTGGGTGACCTGAAAGGAATGCTAATGGGAGGTGCGGCGGTGGGCGCAGTTACCGCCGGCGTACAGGCGGTGACCGGGGCCATCACTGAGGTGGTGGATGCCTCGGCGGAGTACCGGAAGATCATGGGGACTCTGGAGGTCTCCTCCCAGCAGGCCGGATACAGTGCGGAGGAGACGGCGCAGACCTATGAGCGGCTGTACACCGTGCTGGGGGATACCCAGGCGGCAGCTACGACTACCGCCAATCTTCAGGCCATCGGTGTGAGCCAGGAGGAGCTGATGGCCATTACCGACGCCTCCATCGGGGCCTGGGCCAGGTACGGAGACTCCATCCCCATCGACGGGCTGGCCGAGGCGATCAACGAGACCATCCAGGCGGGCCAGGTGACGGGCGTATTTGCGGATGTGCTCAACTGGGCAGGTGCCAGTGAGGACGATTTTAATGCCAAGCTGGCGGAGGCCAAGACGGCCACAGAGCGAGCCAATATCGTACTTCAGGAGCTGACCCGGCAGGGCCTGGCAGAGGCGGGACAAGCATGGATCGATACAAACGGGGACATCGTTGCAGCCAACGAGAGCCAACTCCGTTTTGAAGAGGCTCAAGCGACACTGGGTGAAAAGCTATCCCCCATACGGGACGGTCTGCGAGACCTGGGGACGGCGGGCTTTAACTTTTTGTCCGGTGCCATTGACGGAGTGGTCCAGGGGATCAAAGACCTTAATAGTTGGTGGGACCGGACCCGGCCAAAGCTGGAGCAGGGCTGGGACAATTTTTGGGGGATTGACGGCTCCCATGCGGACGGTCTGAGTTATGTTCCCTGGGACGGGTACATCGCCCAGCTGCACAAGGGAGAAGCTGTGCTGACAGCGGATCAGGCCGCAGCCATGCGGCAGCTGGCCTCTGCCTCCGCGCCGGCCCCGACCGCTGTGACAGCGGGAGAGCTACGGCAGGTGACCGCCTCTGCGGTCAACGCGCTGGGCACGATCGGAGGCCCCAGCGGTGGGACCTATAAGATCATCCTTCAAATGAATGTCAATGGGAAAGAGTTTTATCGGGAGACCATCGACGATTTCCGTGCGGTGGACAGGGAGAGGCCGGAGGTGCAGGACGATATATGAATCAGTTGATTTTGAACGGGGTCCGCCTGCCGGAGGCCAGCGGGGACAAGTTCTCCTGTTGGGAGGAGGTCCTGACCCGCCAGGTGACTATGGTGACTGGCCGAGTGGTGCTGGAGGCGCTGGAGCCTGCCTCACGGATCTGGAGAGCCAGTTATACATTTGACTATATGGGCAACGACACACTGCGCCAGGTACTGGCGGTGCTCCGAAGCGGAGCACCCTTCCCGGCGGTAGTCCTGCCGGACGCCCGTGACGAGCCGGTCAGTAGCACCTTTATCTGCGACTCCATCACCAACCCGACCTACGCCTTTTCCACAGGCGGGGTTGGGCTGTGGCACAATCTGTCGTTTACCATCCGGGAGGAGGTCCCCCATGCTGGATAAGAGTGCGGCGTACCGGGCGGCAATCGTAGGCAGCCCCAGGAGGATCGAAATCCAGGCGGTGGTGGACATCAGCGACCCGGACATGACCTTTTCCGGCGCGGAGAGCAGCGGCGCGGCGAATTTTTCGCAGTCTGCCCAGCTGTATGACCGAGTCATGGATCTGACGCCATACGCCACTCTGGAGCCACACAGGTGGGTCCTCAACGGTAAGTTCCGTCTGATCCCGTCAGATGGGACGGCGGATCAGGTTGGATTTGTGGGTGATGTGCTCTCCGGAGAGGATGGGAGCTTTTCCCCAGCTGTGTGGGTGGAGGAGCGGTTTTCCAACGCCTCCATCCTTCAGGCGTGCTCGGTATACTTTCCGGGCGACGATTGGGACGGGGTGCCGGACACCTTCGCTGTGGAGATCAGGCAGGGGGGTACAGCCTACTACACAAAGGAGTTTGCTGGAAACCGGGCCAGGTCTGTCAGCCTGAGTGGCTTCACCGTCAACAACCCGGATGCCATCCGTGTGACGGTGAGCAAGTGGAGCCTTCCGGGCCGCCGGATGCGGGTGGCTGAGATCCTGCCGGGTCTGTATGAGCAGTGGGACGCTCACATCCTGGCGGCCTTCTCCTGTGCCCAACAGGGGGATTTCAGCTGCCTATCCCTGCCATACGGGACGCTGGAGCTGTCTATTGACAACCACGACCGGCGGTTCGAGCCCCGGAACAAAGGTGGACTGTTCCTCTCGCTGGAGGAGCGACAGGGAATCGATGCGCTGATTGGCGTACGTCTGGCGGACGGCTCGGTGGAGCGGTGCAGGATCGGACGGTTTTATCAGGCGGCCGATGGGTGGAAAACGGGGGACAACGGGCTGACCATTCGCTGGTCCCTGGTGGACATCGTGGGACTGCTGACCGGACGGACCTTCCTTGTGCCGGACAAGCTGCCCACCACGCTGGGCGGCTGGGTGGGGGCCATCATAGCTCAGTTGGGCCGCAACTTTGCTGACCGGTACCATGTTGACCCAGCATATACAGAACTTCCGGTCACGGCGAACAGTGTGGCGGAGGTAACAGATAAGTCCTGTGGTGATATTCTTCGCTGGGCGTGTATGGCGACCGGAACCTGGCCACGAGCGGCCGCGGGTACGGGAGACTTGACAGTGGAACCCCTCTGGAGCCAGGGTGGCAAGCTCTTGCTGGACAATTTGACGGGCTATCCCGTGATGCGGGCCAATAAATCCATTGCGGCCCTGATTTTCAAACTGGCGGATGAAAGCAACACAGAGTATGTAGTTTCCGGCAACGCCACCAGCAGCGAGGAAACTGTGACTATCAGTAACCCGTTCCTCCACACGACTGACCAGGCCCTGACCGCGGCGCGGCTGATCCTCAGCTGCTACGGCGGCAACCTGATCGAGACCACGGGCCGGGGCGATCCATCCGGGGAGATCGGGGACGTGGACACCATCTGGCTGGATGAGTCCAGCGCCACCACCGCCCGGCGGATGATGCAGACCTTCAAAATCCAGGACGGGGCGCTCCAGGGCTGTCAGAGCCGGCTGCTCCAGGCGGATGGGTCCTTCCTATTCCAGGAGCGGGCGGTGGTCACCAAGAGCGGATCCTGGACGGCGCCGGCGGGAGTCACTGCGCTGCGGCTCATACTTGTGGGCAAAGGTGAGGACGGGACAGCCGGAACGGACGGCACCTGGGATGAAGCCGGAGCGGATGGCGTGGATGGCCGGGGGGGCCTTGTCTGGGCCGGGACGGTATCGATCAATCCGCAGCAGTCGTTCAGTGTCCAGATCGGGGACAACTCTGTTTTTGGGCAATACAGCAGCGCAAATGGCAGCCGTTTCCCCTTTGGCTATACGGATATTGCAAGCGGCGATAGTTTTGCACGGACCGGGGTCCAAAAGCCTGTCCCTGGCGCTGGAGATGGTGGTGCGAAGGGCCTGGGCGGGATCAAGGGCAACCGCCATAGAGAGCCAAGCTATGACTCCGACGGGAATCCGGTCGGCTCACACTGGGAGATCGACAACTATCCTGGAGAGGGCACCGCAGGGCAGGCCGGAGTATCCGGCTGCGTCGCGATCTATTGGGACAAGGAGGGCGCATGAGTTTTGATTTTAATTCTCTGGTGACAGATCGGACCCAGGCGGATGTGGAGGCCCGGAACGACAAGGGAGTCTATCAGGCGGCGGATCTCAACCGTGTCACAGCGGCGATGGAGGAGCTTGCCAATCAGTTTTTGATCCTCGGGTATAGTACAGCAGGCTATCAGAGGATCAAGGCCGTGGAGCAAGATGCCTCGAGGATCCCGGATGGATATACGGAGCTTGAGTCCATCACAAGCTCCGGCACCCAATACATCAATACTGGGGTCAATCCAACCAGCAATACACGGGTGGAGCTGCGGATGTCCACAAGTCAATCCGGAAGCAAGACTGTGTTTGGATCAGATGTAGGGTGGACCGCAAACGGATTTGCCTTGGGTGTCAACTTTGCCCACTACGGAACAAGAAACGGGAGCTTTACCGGGCTTAACGACGGTGGGGCGCATACAGTGGATTTCAACCGGAACTCGATCTCTCTGGATGGGGCCAAGGTATTGACCCTTGGTGAGGCTATATTTGAGTTGGCATATCCGTTGTACCTCTTTTGCAATGACCGTTCCTCCGCCGCTCAGGAGCACACGAGCATGACACTGTATGCCTGTAAGATCTATGAGCAAACACGTTTGGTGCGTGATCTGGTCCCGTGTAAGGACCAGGCTGGCGCGATCGGCTTATATGACACAGTGGAGGCTCAGTTTTTTAAAAATGCTGGGTCCGGGGCGTTTGCGGCAGGGGCAGAGGTGATCCGGCCGGAGGTAGATCCCTATGAGTGGAAAGAGGGGTATTATTACCCCACTGTGGAGCAAATGGCTCAGTATATTGCCAATTTGGAGGCCCTGAGGCGCGTGATCGCAGTCCTGCCCACCACGCCGGATAAGCCGGATAGTATGGAACTGTTGGACCATATTAAAGCCAATAATATCGAGAAGATTCTGGTGGACATTAATAAATTACTGAAAAATATGCCCTCTGCCTGGTTTTACAGCGGAGAAGTAGAGTGCGGGGAGGTCTGAGTATGCAAGACAGAGTTCCAACTTATCCAGGACGGGTGAAATTGATCCCTGTATTGGGACAAGAGAACACCTATGAAATGGTTCGTGCAGACGAACCGACTCAAGAAGGGACACCGTTAAATAAAGCCAACCTACTTCAAGACTCCGTTGCTAAAATGTATGGGTTGCTAGAGTCTGCTATCCCCAACGATGTGTTTGCGTTTCTAGGAAAGTATAACCTCCATTGGTGGAGAAGAAGAATAAATACCGCTGGAACCATCGGTGAGTGGGAATACCTTTTCTCTGCTGACTCGAACGCACACCCGAAGAGTGGAATAGTGAGTGGATATGAATATGAGTATATTGGTATCCCTTATAAGAATTTTACAAGTCCACCAATTCAAGTCGCTTATGGTAAGTACACTGGGACGGGGACGTGGGGTGAGAGTAGCCCGAACAAACTAACTTTCTCCTTTGCCCCAAAAGTCGTTTTTATGGTGCAAAAAGCCTATGTGGACTCGTATGGAGTAAACTACCATGAACCTATTTATAGTGGTAGTACCGAAGGAAACGCAGTCATGGTAGCAGACACCCTTACTGAATCATTTCAATCAGGAAATGGTTTCTACGAGCTAGGATATATCAACGATGAAGCTAGATACTCATACGGGAAAAAATCTAAAGATGGAAAGACATTTTATTGGTATTTTTCTTACGACAAAGACCGTTCTGGGTCTCAGCTGAATAGCAGTGGATCCGTATATTACTGGGTAGCAATAGGATAAAGGAGGAAAGCGAAATGTTGTGGTATATCGACCCTATCCCAAATGACTCGGGAGCATACAGTCCTCCGCAGTCCACGCCCTTTGACAGTGCGATCCCACTGACAGATGAGCAGTCGGATATGCTGGTACAGCACAACGGCTTTGTGGTCATCACCGGGGAGCCGGATCCTGACACAGAGGGCAGTGCAGTGACAGTGGCACCGAACGCCGAGGCCTGGGAGGCGTGGAAATCCTCCCTCCCGCCTCAGCCGGAGCCGGAACCCACAGAGGCGGAACGGCTGCGGGCGGACGTGGACTTTTTGGCTGCTATGACGGGGGTGGAGCTATGAGCGTGTACGAGCTGGCCCGGAAATACTACCCCCGGCTGTGGGACGATGCCCGCATTGACGCGCTGGTTCAGGCCGGACGGCTGACCCAGGAGGAGCGAGAGCAGCTGCGCCGGGAGGCACAGGGGAGGGCATGAGTTGAGCATCCAGGAACTATTGACAGGCGGGGGCGGGCTGGTGGTCCTGGCGCTGACGGTCATCCAGATCGCCCCCATCAAACTGAACCCCTGGTCCGCCATTGCGAAAATCCTGGGGCGGGCCATCAACGCGGAGGTGCTGGCCGAGCTGGAGCGGACCCGGATCAAGCTGGACAACCACATCAAGACCGACGATGAGCGGGCGGCGGATATGCACCGGGCCAGGATCTTGCAGTTCAATAACGAATTGATTCGGAATATCCCGCATACCAGAGAGGAGTTCATCGAGATCCTAGCCGAGATCGATGGCTACGAAAAATTTTGCAAGAGGAACCCGAATTATCCCAACAGCCGGGCTACCCACGCCATTGCCAATATTGGCAGGGTGTACGACGAGCGGCTACAAAAGCACGATTTTCTGTGATTTGTGAAAGGAGGTGAGCGTATGGACTTTGGAATTGCGAGCGTGGCGGCCATCACGGTGATCTGCTATCTGATCGGCCAGGTGGTTAAGGCGTCCGGGGTGGACAACAAGTGGATCCCCATCGCCTGCGGCGTGTCCGGCGGCCTGCTGGGCATTGCCTGCATGGCCCTGGCGGTGCCGGATTTCCCGGCTGCGGATCCGGTGACCGCCCTGGCGGTGGGCATCGTGAGCGGCTTTGCGGCCACCGGCGTCAACCAGGCGGCCAAGCAGCTGAGTAAGTAACACACAATAAATTACAACATTGAGAGGAGATAACAACATGAACGCCAATTACATCTATGACATTTTTGCCACCTGTGAGGACCTGGACCTGCCCGACCTGACCATTGCCCTGGCCCACCACAAGGAGGCTCACCCCATCCCTGAGGGCATGACGGAGCAGGGCATCAACAAGTTTGTGGGCGGCCACTACGAGGCCCTGGTGGACGCATTCGCCGACCAGGACCGGGAGGCGTTCGCCGCAGCTGTGCAGGCTGGCATCCAGGAGGACGAGGAGCACCAGGCCGGCCAGGAGGGCTGAGCCCATGCTGATCTGCATTGATGCGGGTCACTACATCGGGACCCCGGGGAAGCGGTGCCTCAAGAGCATCGACCCCGGGGAGACCCGGGAGTGGACCCTGAACCGCCGGGTGGCAGATAAGCTGGAGGCCATCCTGGCGGGGTACGACTGCCGGACCATGCGGGTGGACGATGTGACCGGGCAGAGGGACGTGACCCTGTCCCAGCGGGTGGCGGCGGCCAACCGGGCCAAGGCGGACGTCTATCTGTCCATCCACCACAACGCCGGGATCAACGGCGGCTCCGGCGGCGGCATCGTGGCCTATGTGGCCCCCAAGCACCAGAAACAGAGCGAGGTGGTGCGGGATGCGGCGTACCGCTATACCGTGGCGGCCACTGGCCTGCGGGGCAACCGGGCGCAGCCTCTGGCGGAGCAGAGCCTGTATGTCCTCAACTACACCACCATGCCGGCGACACTGGTCGAGCTGGGATTTATGGACAGCACCCACGACACGCCCATCATCCTGACGGAGCAGTTTGCCGACCAGGCGGCGGCCGGGCTGGCGGCGGCGCTGGTGGAGGTGTATGACCTCCAGCCCAGGCGGCGGCTTGAGCCTGTGGCCACGCTGTCCGCAGAGGAGTTCCGGGTGGAGGTGGTAGCCGCGGCCAAGCGTTCCATTGCGGGAGACTACATCAACGCCGGCTATTTCGGGTCGTACTCTGAGGCAGGAGAGCGGTTTGCACTGCCTGCCGGGCATCTGGCGGGGATCTATACCGCCACAGGTCGCTGGATGCGGCACTATGCAGAGGAGCGCGGCCGTTTTGTGGGGGACCGTTGGATCTTTGATTCCAGCCGATGGGCCTACGCTAACCCGACCCATGGCCGTCCGGTGACCACGGTCTACACCCAGGGCAGTCAGGTCCGGGTGGCGGAGCTTGTGAGTCTGCCAGACGATGTGGGGCACGCAGTTTCCGGGATCCCTCTGATCCGGGACGGTCGAGCCTGTACGGTGGCCGACATTAAAGCGCAGGGCTGGGATACCTCTCCGCTGCGGGCTACCTGGCACACGGTTCTTGCGGTGGCCGATGGACGAGCCCATGTGTTTGCCTGGGAGAGCCAGTCTGACAACCTGGTGACATCCGGGGAGGCGGCCCGGGCCTTTGCGGGATACCGGGATGTGGTCAAACTGGACGGCGGCGGCAGCTTTATCTGCCGCCAGAACGGAAAAGAGCAGAGCACGGCGGAGGATCGGGTGATCTGCTCCATCCTCCGGCTGCCGGAGAAACAGGAGGGATTGGAGTTGACGGAGGACAGAGTGCGGCAGATCGTTCGGGAGGAACTGGCGGTCCAGGAGTCCAGGCTGGCCAACGCGCCGGCGGACAGCTGGGCGCTGCCTTACATCCGGCAGGCCGTGGAGGAGGGCATCCTGACTGGCGTGGATGACGGCCAGGGCGGCGTGACCATCGCCAGGCCCAGGGCCCACACCACCAGGCAGGAGCTGGCCACCATGGGCGTGGCCATCCTCAAGGCGGCGAGAGGATGAGAGAGGGGGAGCGCGTGGGCGCTCCCCCTCTTTCTCTGTGGCACATATCAGAGCGGCTCATGGTTACGGTTCTCATTTCCTGATTCAACATTTTCTTTTCCTCCCGGACTACGGCCTTGATTTTTTTGCCTTACTCGGTTATAATCAAGGCGGCCGGGGTAAGGCTCCCGGCTCGCCTTTTGGGGTGGAAGAGCGGCGTTCTTGTTAGGGGCGGCCGCTCTTTTTTATTGCTCGTTCATGATGCGTTTTACGCTCTCACGAAGCTCTTCCAGTGTCTCGCACTTCTCAATAAGTTCGAGGATTGCTTTTAGGAGAGCTTGAGTTACGTTCAAGTCGTTCATTTCCTCACTTCCTTTCGTAAGAGGCTCCCCGTCTCAGGATCGGTTCACCTCTGCCTTACAAGTATAGTATACAGCAATCGCTTAATGTTGTCAAGCGATTTATTCGCTATTTCGTAAAAATATTTTATTAAATCATTGACAATAAACAGCAAACAATGTATATTTTATGTGGGAGGTGATTGCATGACTACGGAACAGATGCTAAAAATGGCCTTATCATACAAGGGGATGTCCCAAGCGGAACTCGCCCGAATGTTAGGAACATCGCCGTCAAACCTCAATCAGAAGGTAAAAAGAAACACGCTAACCCGCGAAGATTTGGAACACATCGCTTCTGCACTTGAAGCAGAGTTTATCTGTTCGTTCAAGTTCCCAGATGGGACAGAGATTTAG